AATCAAAATACGTATAAGTACCACACAAAGGGTTTAACACTTACGTCTTCCTCTGCATCAGGCAGTGCTGACGTAGTTTATACATGCCCTCCAAACTATAATGGTACTGTACGTTTTTTGCATTTGTCTAATAGTTCTAATAGTACTAGACAATGTAGTGTCCAGTTTTATCATGTTGAAGATAATGAATATCACTATATTATGAAAGATACTTCTTTTGCAGGTCACACACTATTAAACTTAGTTAACGGTGGTTATTTCTTTATGCACTCCGGTGACAAGATTGTTGCCTTTTCTGCTAATCCAACAGACTTTGAAGTTATGGTGTCGGTAGAAGAAGAGCCTGCACAGTTTACATTTACAGGTGCATAATGGCAGCAAAAGCTAAACCTAAATCAAAGTCTCGTGTTAATGAGGCAGGTAACTACACTAAGCCAGCCCTACGTAAAAGATTATTTAATAAAATTAAGGCTGGTACAAAAGGTGGTAAGGCTGGGCAGTGGTCAGCTAGAAAAGCTCAATTACTAGCGAGCGAATATAAGAAGGCTGGAGGCGGCTACAAGTCGTAATGGCTACATCTATCGCGGATGACCTGCGTGAGTGGTCTATGAATGTCTTAGAAGTTCCTAACCCACATTTAGATGGATTGCCCGCCTGCCCTTATGCAAAGAAAGCGTGGCAAGATAATAAAGTGAAAATAGTAGAAACTAAGAATATATACAAAGAAACACTAAGACAGTGTAATGAATTTGCAGATAATGCGTATGACTTAACAATATGTGCTTCTTTCACTATACCGAATATGCAAGAGTTCAGTACGTGGTGTGAAGAACGTAATAGTCTACTAGCTAAACAAGACCTGCACATTATGGGTTTTCATCCTGAGTTTGGTGCAGAAGAAGCTGAATTAGATTTCCTATATGAACACAGTTGGGAGAGTTCCGTAAAGGATGAATACTGTATGGTCTTTATACAGTCACTATCTCAAGTAGATGATGCTAGTTTAAAATTAGAAAAGCTGGATTACTACAAAGTCTATCCTGAAGACGAATATCAGGAATTAGTTATTAACAGAAGGACTAAACGAAATGGCAATGAAACCACGAGCTATGGGGAAAAAGAAAATGATGCGGGGCGGAGCCGTAAAAAAGCCAGCAGCAAAGATGATGCGGGGCGGCGGCGCAGTAAAGAAAATGGCAGTGGGCGGAACCGCTCAAGAAATCGGTCAACGGAAAGCTCAGTCAACAGCTAATAATCAAAAACGTCAGGCTCAGTCTACGGCATCCGTAGCTAATCGTCAGGCAGCAACTCGCGCAAATGCTCAGGCACAGACTGCACGAGCAGCCGGTCCTGCTGTAAATGCAGCTACTGCTAAAAAGCGAGCCAATGCTGCGGCTGCTCTTATGCGTAAACGTAAAAATGCTGCGGCTGCTCTTCGTCGTAAGCGCGCTAATGCAGCAAAAGCTTTAGCTAACAAACGTAGGAATGCTGCCGCAGGTCTACGTAACAGGCGCACCAGAGCCGTATAAAATATCAATGCTTAAACCTCGTAAACCTACGCCCACACGTAAGCGTAACTATCGCAAAGAGTATGATACGCACGGTAAACTTCCTGCCCAAAAGAAAAATAGGGCAGCAAGAAATACTGCTCGTAATGCTTTAGCTAAAGCTGGTGTGGTGCGTAAGGGCGATGGCAAAGAGGTGGATCATAAAAACATGAATCCACGAGATAATAGACGCTCTAATCTGAGGGTAGTTCCTAAAGGCGTAAATAGGAGAAGACAACCCAAAAGAAAATAATATTTGTTTGTATTTTTGGAGAGGGATATGAATGGACATATTGGGTATATTGGAGACGTTTGGTATTCCTGTTACAATGACAATAGCTTTTGGTTATTTCATATGGAAGCAGAATAATTGGATACAGAACGAGTTATCTTCAGACTTAGATGAGAAACATAAAAGACTAGAGGCAATAGTAGTCAAGCTTATTGATGCCCAAAAAGTTATGCAGCTACAGCAACAAGACATTAAGTCTAGTTATCAAACTATCGTAGAAGTCATAGGGGCTAAATTTATTAAGCAGCTAGTTATAAGGGACGTAGTAGACAATGGCACTAAAGAAACCACAGCGCAGCCTAAAAAAGTGGACAGGCCAAAAGTGGGGAACTAAATCAGGTAAGCCCTCTGCTAAAACAGGTGAGCGATACCTACCTAAAAAAGCTATTGCTGCTTTAACGCCTTCAGAGTATGCTAGAACTACAGCAGCTAAACGTAAAGGTACTGCTGCTGGTAAACAAGTAGTCAAACAACCTAAAGGTATTGCAAAGAAAGTAAGAAAGTACCGTGCGTAAGATTTTAGAAAAGACTATTACGCTACAAAAGCGTATACGTAGAAAAAACAGACACGCTAAAAAACCTAATTTGCATAGTAGGCAAGCTAATGCAAAACAATCATATAGGGGGCAGGGTAGATAATGAAAGCAGAACAGCTAGATAGTTGGCGCATTATACCACGTGTTATGATGCTGGCTTTAATTATTATGAATTTCCGTGTTATTGAGTGGTTTATGTCATTAGATACGCCTACTATGGAGCAGGCAGGTATGCTTAGTGTTATGACTGGCGCACTCACTGCTGCATTCGGTTTGTATTTAGGTAATTCAGAAAAATCTAGTCCTCCTATTGTACAGGCTAGTAAAAGCACAAAGTAAGGGTTTATTATGAACCAACAATTTGTAGAAGCATTATTGTTTACGATTGTTATTATGTTTAATAATGGTGCTTATCGTGTAGAATCGGGCATTGTAGAGGAGTGTCCACCCTCTGAAAAAGTTGTACCCCCTTTAGAAAAAGGCTTAAAAGACAACGAGTATAGAGGTTGGCACGCTACGTGTCAAAAGATTGCTATTATTTCTAGAGGTAAAGGACAACCACTATGATTGGCGCTCTAATTGGACCTGTAGCTGGGCTTGTAGGTACGTGGCTACAGGGTAGCGTAGAAGAAAAGAAAGCTAAGACCGCTATGAAGGTAGCGGAAGCACAAGCTAAAGCTACTGTAATGGTAGAAGCAGCCACACACGAAAGTGGGTGGGAGCGTATTATGGCTGAAGGTACTAAGAATAGCTGGAAAGATGAATATCTTACAATTATCTTTAGTGTACCTATGATTCTAGCTTTTGTTCCGGGTATGGAAAATATCGTACAACGGGGCTTTGAGCAACTACAGTCTATGCCTGAATGGTATCAGTATTCTTTAGGCTGTGTAGTTGCCGCCAGCTTTGGAATTAGGGGTGCCACTAAACTATTTGGTAAAAGATAGTTGACAACTAAAATAAAACACGTATAATTAGGGAAAGTTAATGTCTTTAAGTGAATCTGAAAAAGCAAAGCTAAAAAGATATGGGTTGTCCGGTTTAAATAAACCTAAGCGCACACCTAAACACCCTACAAAAAAAGCTATTGTTGCAGTGAGGGACGATGGAAACATTAAAATCATACGCTTTGGCGATCAAAAGATGGGTCATAACTATTCTCCTGAAGCCCGTAAATCTTTTAAAGCGCGTCACGGTAAAAATATCGCAAAAGGCCCAACGTCTGCTGCGTACTGGGCGAACAAAGTTTTTTGGTCTGGTAAAGGCGGCAGTACTAAGAGTCCGCCTAAAAGTCAGAAGCATAAAAAAGGCGTGGCGTAATGGCTAAAAACTTAACAGAAAAGCAACAGGCTTTTATCAATGTTCTATTTGGTGATGCTAGAGGTGATTTATATGCAGCTAAACAATTGGCTGGATACTCACCTAACACCGTCTTGTCAGAAATTACGGCAGGCATTAAGGATGAGATTATTGAAGCTACTAAAAACTTTATGGCGCATAACGCCCCTAAAGCTGCATATGCTATTATTTCTGGTATTGACGACCCTACCGAGTTAGGTATTCGTGACAAGTTGAACGCTGCTAAAGACTTACTCGACAGAAGCGGCATCATTAAGTCAGAAAAAATGCAGGTAGAAAGTTCGGGTGGCGTATTTATCCTACCACCTAAAGCGGTAATTGAGGACGATGACGACTAAAGCATTACAACGTAGTATCGGAAGTTGGAAATTACCTCAACCACTTGATGTTCGAGAAGACGGTGAATGGGTTCCTATACCACGTATAGCTAGAACAGTACCGTTTGGCTATGAGCTAGATGAAGACGACGATAAAGTTTTACTTCCTATTGAAACAGAACTAAATGCGTTGTCGGAAGCTAAAAAACACTTAAAGAAATATTCTTACAGAGAAGTATCTAATTGGTTAAGCACAAGAACAGGTCGCTACATATCACACGTAGGATTAATGAAACGGGTAAGAAATGAGCGAAAGCGTAAAAACAAAGCTACTATCCTCCGCAAGTGGGCAGCGTATGTCGAAGAGACGCTCGCCAAAGCGGAGAAACTCGAAAAAGAAAGACTCGACGCCCAAACAGACACTACACGCAGCGGAGCTATTGAAGAACCCGCAAAAGATTGAGTCATCTGTAGCACATCAACCACCTGAATCTGTAGAACAAAATGCTGTATTTAAACCTAATGATGGACCACAAACAGAGTTTTTAGAAGCAGCAGAACGAGAAGTATTATATGGTGGTGCAGCAGGCGGTGGCAAGTCTTTCGCTATGTTAGCTGATCCTGTACGTTATTTTTCCCACCCCGATTTCAGTGGGTTATTGCTTAGACATACAACGGAAGAACTTAGAGAACTTATTTTTAAGTCTCAAGAAATGTATCCTAAAGCAGTTCCGGGCATTAAGTGGTCCGAAAGAAAAATGCAGTGGACTGCGCCTTCCGGTGCGCGATTGTGGATGTCTTATCTGGATAGAGATGAAGACGTATTGCGTTATCAGGGTCTAGCATTTAGTTGGATAGGCTTTGATGAGTTGACTCAGTGGGCTACACCTTATGCGTGGGACTACATGCGATCTCGTCTACGGTCCACTGCTCCAGATTTACCTGTATACATGCGGGCTACAACCAATCCGGGCGGCAGAGGACATCATTGGGTTAAGAAAATGTTTCTTGATCCTGCACCACCGAACAGCAGATTTGTAGCTACTAATATTGAAACAGGCGAAGATTTAAATTATCCGGCAGGTCATGCTAAAGCAGGAAAGCCTTTATTTAAAAGAAGGTTTATACCTGCTAAACTAATGGATAATCCGTATCTAGCTGAAAGCGGTGATTATGAAGCAATGCTTCTTTCTTTGCCGGAGCAACAAAAAAGACAGCTACTAGACGGCGATTGGGACATTAAAGAAGGTGCAGCGTTTACGGAATTTAATAGAAACCTTCATGTCGTTGAGCCATTTGACATACCAAATAATTGGGTTAAGTTTCGTGCTTGTGACTATGGCTACGGTTCATATAGTGGCGTGTTATGGTTTGCTGTAAGTCCAGATGAACAGCTAATCGTATACAGAGAGCTATACGTATCTAAAGTATTGGCTACAGACTTAGCTGATATGGTATTAGAGTTAGAAGCAGAAGATGGTAACATTAGATATGGTGTTCTTGATAGTTCTTTGTGGCATAAGAGGGGCGATACAGGCCCGTCTTTGGCGGAACAAATGATTAGTAAAGGATGTCGTTGGAGGCCATCTGATCGTAGTAAAGGCAGTAGAGTGGCGGGTAAAAACGAAGTTCATCGTAGGCTTCAGGTAGATGAGTTTACAGAAGAACCCAGATTAATCTTTTTTAATAACTGCACAAATATGGTATCTCAATTACCTGCTTTACCTATAGATAAGAAAAACCCTGAAGATATTGATACTCACTCAGAAGATCACTTGTACGATGCTTTACGTTATGGTATAATGTCAAGACCACGTTTTAGTATTTTTGACTTTGATTCACAGATGCCCAGAAATACTCATACACCAGCCGACGCTGTATTTGGATATTAAAGGAATTATAAATGGCTATTGAAGAAGATGACTCCCTAATTGAACAAATGGGTATCGCAGCAGACGATGTAGATAACGTAGAAGATGTAGACTACGGTTATACACCTATTATTAGATACGTTAATGATAAGTATGAAAAAGCTAAAACGTATAGGTATACAGAAGAACAGCGTTGGCTGAAGTCTTATCGTAATTACAGAGGCATTTATGGCCCTGATGTGCAGTTTATGGAAACAGAAAAATCTCGTGTTTTTATTAAAGTTACTAAAACTAAAACACTTGCAGCCTATGGTCAAATTGTAGATGTATTATTTGGCAATCAGCGTTTTCCTATTACTATTGATCCTACAGTATTACCCGAAGGTGTAGAAGACACTGTACACTTTGATCCTTCTTTGCCTGATGAACTCAAGGAAGAAAAACCAGTAGAGCAAGATAGCCCGTATGGTTTTGCAGGCGACGGCAAAGAACTTCCGGCTGGTGCCACATTAAACTCTTTAATGTTAGGTTCTATGGAAGAAAAGTTAAATGATGTAAAGGGTCTTAAAAAAGGTCCGGGTACAACTCCTTCCGCTATTACATTTCATCCTGCTATGGTTGCAGCAAAGAAAATGCAGAAGAAAGTTATGGATCAATTACAAGAATGTAATGCTTCCAAACATCTTCGCAGCACATCTTTTGAAATGGCGCTATTTGGTACAGGCGTACTAAAGGGTCCATTTGCTGTAAATAAAGAATACGCAAACTGGGATGATGAAGGTACGTACACACCAACCATTAAAACTGTACCTCAAATTGGTCACGTAAGTGTTTGGAACTTCTACCCAGACCCAGATGCTAATAATATGGAAGAAGCTCAATACGTCGTAGAGCGACATAAAATGAGCCGCAGCCAATTAATTAATCTTAAAAAACGGCCTCTCTTTAGAGGTAACGTCATCGACCAATGCGTTGAACAGGGTGAGGCTTACGTAAAAGAATGGTGGGAAGATGATCTGGCTGACTACGAACAAACTCACAGTATTGATCGTTTTGAAGTATTAGAATATTGGGGTGTTATTAGTACAGACCTTCTTGAAGATGAAGATATTGATATTCCAGAAGAACTTGCAGATGCAGATCAAGTGCAAGCTAATATCTGGACAGTTAATGGTCAAGTTATTCGTCTTGTAATTAATCCCTTTAAGCCTGTACGTATTCCCTATATGGCAGCACCATATGAACTAAATCCTTACAGCTTCTTTGGTGTAGGCATTGCTGAAAATATGGAAGACACACAAATTCTTATGAATGGCTTTATGAGAATGGCAGTAGATAATGCTGTATTGTCTGGCAATCTTCTTATTGAAGTGGATGAAACTAATCTAACTCCGGGTCAAGACCTCAGTGTTTATCCCGGTAAAGTGTTTCGTCGTCAGGGTGGTGCGCCCGGACAGGCAGTCTTTGGTACTAAGTTTCCAAATGTTGCTGGTGAAAACCTACAGCTATTTGATAAAGCTAGACAGCTTGCTGATGAAAGCACTGGCTTTCCTTCTTTCGCGCACGGACAAACAGGTGTGTCGGGTGTAGGTAGAACTGCTAGTGGCATTAGTATGCTTATGGGCGCAGCAGCAGGCAGTATTAAGAACGTCATTAAGAATGTAGACGACTACCTATTAAAGCCTCTCGGTGACGGTCTATTCCAGTTTAATATGCAGTTCTCTTTTGATAAAGATATTAAGGGTGATCTTGAAGTTAAGGCACGTGGCACAGAAAGTCTGATGGCTAATGAAGTACGTAGTCAACGCCTCATGCAATTTATTCAAGTTACTAGCAATCCAGCACTTGCACCTTTTGCAAAAATGGATTATATTATCACTGAGATTGCCAGATCACTTGATCTTGATCCTGAAAAGGTTGTCAACAATATGGGTGACGCAGCACTTCAGGCAGAGATGATGAAGGCGTGGCAAGCAACTCAGCCACCACCGCCACAACAGGGCGCTCCAGCAGGAGCTAATCCTCAAGACCCAACGGGTGCAGGTGGTGGAAACATTGGTGTAGGTATGGCACCCGGACCACAAGAACAGGGATTCTCAGGTAATGAACAACAACAGCCAGCAGAAGGCGGAGCGCCTCAAAGCGCTGGTCAGCAACCCCCACCTGTGGGCTAATTTTGTAGAGTATTTAGATTATCACATAGAACAGCAGCATAAAGTGTTAGAACAATCTGAGTGTTCTGTTGGTGTACAAAGAGCGCAAGGCTATATTCAAGCGCTCAGAAAATTAAAGTCTTTGGATAATATAGTTAAGAGGGATTAATATGCTAGAAAAACAAATGGAATTATTTGAAGAGGGTGGTCAGGTTGATCCCGTATCAGGTAATAACGTACCTTTAGGTAGCACGGAAAAAGAAGTACGTGATGACCAGCCTGCTATGCTTAGTGAAGGTGAGATGGTAGTTCCTGCTGACGTTGTTCGTTATTTTGGTGTTGAGCATTTTATGAAGCTTCGAGATGAAGCTAAAATGGGCTACAAGAAAATGGAGGCTATGGGTCAATTTGGTACAGATGAAGGAAAAACATTACCCGACGACACTTTATTTAATGCGGGTGGCCCACCTTTTACAATTGAGGATATTGAGGTTATTGAACCTGACGACTTAGAAAGCTTAGAAGGTAGCGAAGAAGATACTTTAGAAGCTAATGCAGGTGCCTTTGTTCAAGGAGGGCAGGGAACTAACCCTTTTGATAATAACGCTGCTACAACAGCAGGGCAACAATTTGCAGCAGGAAAACCTATAACAGCTAGTAGCTTTAGTCAACCCGCTTTTACATTTGATAGTTTTAAAGGTTTTTCTGGTCTTACTTCTGACTATATTCAAAGCTTTTTACCGGATGCTTTTAAAAAAGAAAAACCAGAACAGGCTAGTCTAGCTACTAACATACTAGATACATTTTATGGAAATAAGATACCACAACAAGCTCAAGGCGCTTCCACAAAAGCTGGTCAAAGTGACGTACCAGATGGAGGAGGAACATCTGATCTTTCTAGTGCTACACCCGGTATAGGATCAGTAAGTGAACTAGCGGGTAATGCTAGTACAGCTAGTGTAAACTCTCTTGCCGGATTAGGTCAAATGTTAGACAGCACTCTTGGTCGTGGTGTTTTAGACGCTGTTGGTTATGCTACTAGTTTTGCAATGACCCCATCAACAGGCATTGTTAGTGCACTTATGACGGGAGCATCTGCGCTTAGTCCTACTGTAAGTAAAGGTTTTCAAGGTTTAAAAGATACAGGTCGAATAGACGCAGCGAGAGCAAAAAATGCAGCATTGGCTATACAACAGGAGCTTAATACTTTAAGTCCGGCAGAACTTGCAGACATAAACACCCTTGCTGCATTTAACTCTATAAGTAATGTTACAGGTTACGACCCTACAATGGACCCCGCTGTTAGTGCTGTTGGTATGAACGGTATGGGACAACCTTCATATTCTGTATCTGGACCGCTCGGTGCAACATATGGATGGAACGACGAATTTGGCTGGGAAGTTACAGCAGGACCAAAAGCACAAATTACTCAAGAATTAGACGTTGAAAAAACTAAAGGTTTACAAGACGATATCAATCAAAAAGGTACTGACGCGGCTGCAATTGGCGCACCAGATGTTGATCCTACTGGATCAGAAGGTCTTGCAGGTGGTGTAGGTGGTGAAAACGAAAATAGTGGAGATAATGAAAATGCGGGTGCTGTAGGCGGTGATGATTCTGGTAGTGGGTCAGATGATACTGGACCCGGAGGTGGGGATACTACTGGTGATGACACAGATGAAGCAGAAGTAGCTAAAGGAGGATTAATTAAGCGTAAAAAACGAAGCAAAAAAAGAGGTGGAAGAAAGAGAAGGAAAAGAGGAGGGAGCTTAGGTTCCCGATAGTGATAGTCACACTTAAACAGACTAATTTGCTGGCTACTCATCCCCCTACACAGTAGGCTACGGTGGCCCCAGAGAAAGAAGTATAATGTCTGAAGTAGATACCGTACAGGTAGAAGAAAAGAAAGCCTTTATTAGTCGTCCGTATTCCAATTCGGAACGCATTAAAAAAGACGAAGAAGAACTAGAAGAAATGCTTCGCGTACAAAAGGGTGAAGTGTCTGAAGAAGAAGAAGAAGAACAAGAAGCAGAACCCACTACCGCTGAAGAGCGTTCATTTAAAAAGAGATATGGTGACTTACGTAGACACACACAGAAACAGCAGGAAGACCTACAATCTCAAATTAGTGAATTAAAGGAACAGCTTACGTCTGCCACTAAAAAGGAGATGAAGCTACCTAAATCAGACGATGAGATTGATGTGTGGATGTCTAAGTATCCAGACGTAGCAGCCATCGTAGAAACAATTGCAATTAAGAAAGCAAGAGAACAATCCACAGAATTAGAAGAGCGTGTAACTAAGATTAATAAAATGCAAGAAGACGCAGAACGTCAGAAGGCAGAAACTATTTTACTACAGTTACACCCAGACTTTGATGAGATCAGGCAGGACGATGACTTCCACACGTGGGCAGAAGAACAACCGCGTTGGATTCAACAAGCTCTGTACGACAATGACGATGATGCTAAATCAGCAGCCAGAGCCATTGACCTATATAAGGCAGACAAAGGTATTAATACCAAAAAGAAAAGCAAGCGTTCTAGTGATGCTGCTGAAATGGTAGATACCCGTGCCACACGTAATCGGCCTACAGCCGAAGATACTTCCGGCGTCATTAGAGAATCAGACGTTCAGAAGATGTCAGCTACACAGTACGAAAAGAATCAAGATACTATTATGGAAGCTATCCGTTCAGGAAAGTTTGTATATGATCTTTCTGGTTCAGCACGTTAATACTAGTTGACATTATAAAATAATCGTATATAACTATATCAAAATAAGTGGCCGCATTAGCCTACCCACTATTTTGGTTTAGTTTATACACCTTAGCAACTACATTTTTATCTATAGACTTACCTAAAGCGAGTAGCCCGTTAATAATACGTTAGGCCAAATGTATTTTTAAGCGCACCTACTTTAATTAGCCTCTACAGGAAGTTTGGAGTTAGCATCTGATAGCTGTTTAAAGGAGTTAATGTTATGGCATTTTCAGCAGCAGCAGGACACGGCAACCTACCTAATGGTGCATTTAGTCCTGTAATTTATTCTAAGCAGGTGCAGCTTGCGTTCCGTAAGTCATCTGTATGTGAAGAGATCACCAACTCTGATTATTTTGGTGAAATTGCTAATATGGGTGACACCGTTCGCATTATTAAGGAGCCTGAAATCTCCGTTAAAGCGTACACTCGTGGCACCGTTATTACACCTCAAGACCTAGACGATGAAGACTTCAGCCTCACGGTTGATAAGTCTAACTACTTTGCTTTTAAGGTTGACGACATTGAAGAAGCACATTCTCATGTCAACTTCCAGTCACTAGCTTCTGATCGTGCGGCTTTCCGCCTATCGGATCAGTATGACCAAGACGTTCTTGGTTATCTTTGTGGCTTTAAGCAGTCTGCACTACACAGTGTTGCTAGTGCTGTTAACACCACTGTTAACGGTGAAGTTGCTGTTGCAACTGCTGGCACAGACGAACTACTTTCTAGCATGAAACTTGAAGCCGACGACTTCGGTGGTTCTTCAGGAAGTGCTATTGGTATTAAGGCTCGTGCTGGTAATGATGGTGCAGTCGTTGGTTCTGGTAATGCTTATGCTATTCAGGTTATTTCCCGTATGGCTCGTAAGCTTGACCAACAGAATGTTGATTCAAACGGTCGTTGGCTCGTTATTGATCCAGTCTTTAAGGAAATTCTTCAAGACGAAGACTCCAGACTATTCAACAGCGACTTCGGCGGTTCTGGTCTTCAGAACGGTCTAGTTCTAAACAACCTACTCGGCTTTAAAGTATATGTCTCTAACAACCTACCTTCGATTGGTACAGGTTCCTCCACAACTGGTGGTACTAATGCTTCTAACTTTGGTGTTGTTGTTGGGGGTCACTCTTCAGCCGTAGCTACTGCCGAACAAATTAACAAAACAGAAACCTATCGTGATCCAGATAGCTTTGCTGATGTTGTTCGTGGTATGCACCTTTATGGCCGCAAGATTCTTCGTCCCGAAGCTCTTGTTAATGCCAAAATTTGCTTAGTATAAGGAGTGATGAAAAATGGCTTTAGGCGATAACACTCTTCTAGCTGCTCGTGGCAACGACGCTCGTGGTCGCGGCATCTATATGGTACAGCAGGAACTCGATTATGCTGTAGCACTTTCTGATAAAGGTAGCGCACTTGCTGCCGCTGATGTCATCCCTGTAATTGCAGTTCCTGCTGGTTCTGTTATTATGAACGCAGGTGTTGAGGTTGTAGTTGCTTCTTCGGCAGGAACTATGACTTTTGATCTGGGTACAGGCGTTGACGTTGATTGCTTTGTTGATGGTTTTGATGGAGCAAGTGGTACTGCTGCTGGCACATATTCTCAGAACGCTGCTGCGTTCCAGCCTATTGTGTGTGTTGCAGACGACAACATTGACGTTACGCTTATTACGCAGTCGGGTACGGCCCTGACTACGGGTAAGATTCGTGTGTGGGCAATGATTATGGATGTTTCTGACATCGGTGTCGTTGGCGCGGACGAAGTTGATCGTGACACTTTAGCGTAAGCTAATTAAGTATGGGGGCTGGAGGTTTATGCTTCCAGTCCTCTACTCTTATTTAAAAGGTAAAAAATATGGCTATTACTACAGCAATGTGCAACTCTTTTAAAACAGAAGTTTTAGGGGGTTTACACGACCTAGACTCAGACAGTATTAAACTTGCTTTAATTAAAGTATCTGCTTCCGGTACATATAATGCAAGCACGACAAATTATTCGGATGTTACAGGTAATAGTGATGAATCATCCGGCACTAACTACACTGCGGGCGGAAATGTTTTAGACTCTGCTTCTATTGCTTTATCCGGTTCTACAGCTATTGTAGATTTTGCAGATGAAGTTTTTTCTAATGTAACGGTTGCTGCAACAGGTTGTATTATTTATAATGCTACTGAATCTAATAAAGCAATTTGCGTTATTGATTTTGGTGGTACAGTGGCAGCTACTGCTGGTGATCTTACTATTGAATTTCCTGCCGCAGACGCGTCAAACGCCGTTATCCGTATTGCTTAATAAATAGCTAGTATATGGCTATTATTGCACAATCGGCTCGCTATGGTTCTGGTTTATTTGGTTTATCTGAATACGGCCAAATAAATTTATCCGTAGCATTAACGGGAATTAGTGCAAGCGGTAGTGTAAACACTGTTTCAGAAAACCCATCTGAAAAGCTTAACAGTGTTTCTGTTACAGGTAGTGTTGGTACATTAAAAGGCTACAGTGCATCTAGCATTGTTGGCGTTACAGCTACAGGTAATATTACTTCTGTTGCAGCAGGTGGCTTTGAAGTTGATATTAGTGAGCGTATTACTACTGGTGTAGTTGGTACTACGGCTGTAAATACTGTTACAATAATATCTGATATTTCAACAGCTTTTCCTAATGGTGTTGCAGCAACAGGTTCTGTAAACACGGTTTCAAAAAACGTATCTGAAAAGCTTAACAGTGTTTCTGTTACAGGTAGTGTTGGTACAATAAAAGGCTATAGTGTATTTAG